CACTCACACTTGAAGCCTATTTTACTGTCGACTGATTTGTGCATCATAATTCCCTTTCGTGGTATTCTTCATCTTCTACTGGGTGGTTTTCACAGCGCACAGTTGAATAACTGTAACCTTCTTCGTCTTTAGTGAACCACTCACTTATTGCTAATTGATCACACTTCTTAAACTCACATATCAAAGAGCGCGTCTCAAGATCGGGGCTCATGATAAACGCGCTTTCTGGGTCATGTAATTAATTTTTAGGCTACCTTGGTTGCGTAAGTAGAGTGTACGAGCTAGGTAGGCGAGGGTAGTTACTACCAGCGTAAGTAGGGTTGCTTGCCAATATATAACGGCTAGCATTACTAGGCAGCTCACAAATAGGAGCAAGAAGGGGACTATATCGGTTGGTGTTTCGGCCTGGGCCTCAACGTCTTTCCCCCTAAAGTAACCTTTTACGTACTGCATTTACTGGCCTTTCTTTACGCTCTTATGCTAGCACACATTAAAATTTATGTCAATATATTTATTAAAATTAAAAATAGTGTTCATTAACAAAAGCGGTAAGGCTATACTTTGTAAGTGAACAACTTTCGTAAGAAAACTGAAAAAATAAAGCGGTGGTTCTTCCCTAGTCCCGCTGAAAAAGAATTCATGCGGGTGATGGGCTTCTGGTTCTTCTTTATATATACCGTTCACCGCGAATACAAGATTAAGGGTTATTATGCCGATTTCTGCATCCCCTCTCGTAAAGTAGTAATTGAGATTGATGGCAAAAACTATCACGGTGGAACTTATGATAAGGTCCGCGATTGGGTATTTGAAAAGGCTGGATGGAACGTAATAAGAATACCTGCTCAGAAGTTGTGGCGTGAACCCAGGCAAGTTAAAAAGGAAGTTAGGCTATTTACTCGTAACCCTCGTAAGTGGCAAAAGCTATACGGATAACAAAAGAGCGCCAGGGGGATGGCGCTCTTTATGGTTACCGAGCTTACTACTATACTAAGTGATAAGCTTTTCTAGCGGGTAACGTGCCTACTTCAAAACTTCACTATCCTAAGATAGTACTTACGTTGTAACATAAGTATGGTAAAAATGTCAATAACGGCGCATAAATGTATTCAGTATTTATAAAAAGGCATAACAGATATGAGAATGGGTACTAAATTTGTTCACCATAAGAAGTATGGGCCTAGGGCTTGGGTTGCCAGCGAAGGCAAGCCGACATGGGCTAGGATATTGCTTACGCTAGTTAGTTGGTATAAGCTCTAGGCGGTGGCTGGTCTGGTGGTGCTCACCTCCCGCCTTGCCTACTGCCTTTCTTTACAGACGGAGCCCCGAAAGGGGCTCTTGTCATTTAAAAAGCTCATGGTATGATTCCGATGAAGCCCCCCGCGCTTAGTACCCAGTAGGCCTACCTATTTAATCGTCCTAACTCCTAACATGGTTCTACTAACTTCGTTACCACGAACTAAAAAACTTCCGCTAGCCTGCCGGGAGTTTTTTAGAACTTGAAATTAATGCTGTCGAAGAATCGCCGCTTTTTAGCTGGTTGTTCTTCGCCAGGCGGCGGTCCATATAAATCTAATACCGTTTGGATACGAGCCATTTGTTGTGCCATTATCAGACGGCTGCGTTCGTCGGCCAGAGCCTCATAGGGAACATGCTTTGTCAGTACGCTATGAACATCGTCCAAGAGCATCATGGTGTTATAAAATTGGTCGTCCATTAAACAATTTCCAGACGGCCCTTGCACTTGCTACAAGGGGGAATAAAGCCTAGAGGTGTTCTAACCCGAAATTGCACTTCCCCACAGCTTAAACAGCGGCAGCAGTCTTTCTTTGGATCAACTTTTGGTAATGGCACGAACATAACCTGAATATAAAAGCCCCTCGCTATTTTGGCAAGGGGCTTTAGGTGGTTTGGAATCGGAATAAGTCCCGATTACCTTTTTAATATTTTTGTTTTTGTTGTGGAGTTCGCGGCATGGACGACCGCAATTAAACTATAGCGTACAAACCATATAACTGCATAGTCGGATTTTCTAAAATAACCATAAGAAATACCGGCCCCTTTTGGAGCCGGTAGGATTCCTTACCACCGGTAGTTAGTTTTGTGATGGCCACCAGACCATCTACTACCACCACAATTATATCGCTTCAATCAAAAAGCACAAGACCGGAGCTTAATCCGGTCCTGTGATCTATAGGTTGCGGGCTACCACCGAGTTGTTGCCAGTTAAGTCTTACGACAACTTTTTTTACCTTAGAACGTCTGGCGTATTGGTCGAACGGTCAGTACAACCCTGATTGCTCTTGGGGGAGTCCAGGTGAGTACTAGATCGGAAGTGCCTGAGATAACACAATGCCGGTGGTGTCATGTGCTATTTTGGGCTACGTGTCGCTTCCCAAAGCGTTTTAGCTTTATTCGCAGCCAAGCGTATAGGACAAACTCCGAACTCAGACAATTAAACAATAAAGCACAAGAGTTATAATGACAATATGCGGTGTATAACCACAACTACATCAGGCTGCGAAGGTAGCTGGTCGGCTACGGGGTTGTGGTGTCGTTATTGTGGCCATCAATTGCTGGCGAGTAAGGACGCAGATTTTTTAATGCCTCTGGATCTTCACGATCAAACACAGGACAATCTCGAACTATTGGGTACAGATACAGGTGAAGCGATCCCCAATTGAAGGTTTGGACCTTCTTGCCTAACTGCCAGCTCTCATTGTTCAAACAAACGTATTCGCGAGCTTTCCATTCCCAGAGCCCCAAAAAACGGCTAAAAATAATTATTATTATAGCTGCTAATAGTAAATACCTACCGGAAAACATGCTGCGGCTCATAATATGATCCTAACATGATTGATTTTTTGCTTAGGGAACTGGTCTTTAACAAATACCATCATAGCCTTATCCCAGCTTCTGGGCTCACAGGCGTTACAGAAGGGCAGCCCGTCCCCTACCTGATAGCCCTCGGTTATAGCTTCAACAAGCGCCAGTAGCAGGGTAGCACGCTTAGTTCTAAAGCAGGCGGGACACATCCAGGTAAGCCTCTGCATGATATGCTTACCGACCCTAAATCGCTCAGACGTTTCCATTTTCGCCTAACCAGTCTAGGAAAGCTGCTAAGTCAGTAGTATTGCGGGCTTCGGTAAATTCACCAGCTTCACGATGTAATTGGTCCAAAGTCCAGCAAGGTAATTTATTTTTAGTAGTAGTTTTCTCAGCCTTCTCTTCGGCCTCATCCATTTCGGCCCACAGTTTATCTAAGTTGATAGCGTCGAAATTAACACTGAGATCCCCGGCCTCAAGTTCAGCCATGGCCGTAAACTCATCCAAGCCGTCTGGCGTGATAGTGCCGTACTGTGAAGTAATTTCAAGCAATATCTCTTTGGCAGTCTTTTCGTTAGGGGCGTCAATTAGAATATAGGGGACTTCATAATTGCCGTTATCGTGGAGCTCATTTAATTCCATGACGCGCTGGCGTTGGTGGCCGTCGAGTAAATATAATTCATCATCATGGTGCCACAAGAATAGCGGCACAATAAAGCCGCGCTTTTCTAAGCGGCTGAGCATTTTATCGTGGTTATCGGTTTCAAGATCTTTTAAGTTGCCTTGAAGAGGTTTAACTTTTCGATAATCAATTGTTGGCAAATTATTTGGATTTAAAATCTTCATGCGATTAGTATATCAAATAGCTTATGCTCCCCTATCCCCCACCGCATGGATAATACATTTCGTGCCTGGGAAAATTAAAAATAGGCCTACAAGTAGGGTAGGGGAGTGATCAAATACCGAACATGCTTATGCTTAATTTATCCCCAAAGTCCACAGCTTTATCCCCAATGTGTATAAAGGGTCGGCCTATTTTCCGGTTGTTTGTGGGTTATCATTAGCGGTATAATTGACCTACCAACGCAAGATTAAATGCAAAACCACCGCCTGGCAGCAGTGGTTTAAGAGAGCAAGATTTAAATGCTCTCTCATCTTAACCTCTCGCGCTGATAAGGTCAACTAAGTGGAGGCGAGAAATGAAAAACAACCCAAAGAAAAACCATGAGCAGCGGCGCAAGTTTAAGCCCTATCGCTCGACGGTTGATAGTCGCATGCAAACATTGAATCCCTTGCGGGAAGAGGCAACAAGGCTTGGGAGGCAGTTCAGTGAGTGACTTTAGGTATATCAACACTAAGGTTTGGAAAGATCCTTGGTTTGTAGACTTGAGGCTCACGGAGCAGCATTTGTTTCTTTACCTGCTCACCAATCCACAAACTAATATGGCTGGGATCTATGAAATAAGTTTGAGGGAAATGTCCTTTGATACCACAATTGAGCAAGAAGAGATTAAGCGAATCTTTAGGGATCGGTTCCAGCCGGATGGTAAGGCTTTCTATGAGCTGGGTTGGGTAGTTATGAAGAACTGGCTCAAGCATCAGAAGCCTAACCCAAATCAGATCACAGCCATAGTAACTAAGTTTAATAGCTTGCCTGGTAGCCTTTTGGAGAAGCTCAATGATTCAAGTAATAGCCTATACATACCCTATCCTGAGTTAATACAAGGGTTCGAAAGCTTTTCAAAGGCTTATGAAAGCGTTACCCCTAATATAAATAAAATAAATATAATAAAATTAAATAAGCTAACGAAACCCTCTGAAAGCCTTAAAGATGTGGATAAGTTCAAGAAAGGGTTTAGTATGTGATGGCTGTTCATCAAGCCTATAGCCAGGTTATTAGAAAATGCGTAAGTTGTGGAAGGAGTACTTATCAGGAAAAGTGTATGTGGTGTCAGAGAAGGGGACCAACGCTCAGAGGATGCGATAAATGTCGAACGTATATTGGCTTGGCAAAGGGATTATGTGGTAAATGTAGAAGGTAACTTAAAAACTAAATGTTATTTTATCTTGTGTTGCGTTGAGCGCACCTTCCATTTTCACTAAGCGGTAAGGAACTTGCTCAACGTAGCACTGGCTAAGATAGATCAGCAAAGATACATGGAATGAATCTGTATATCATAAACTTGATAATATAATACAAACTCACTGGTTTACCCCCTAAGCTTTGAAGCTACAGTTCCGAGGCCAGGAAATTCTAGAGCAAAGGTACAGGCTGATAACAGGGGAATGGCGACGGCTATGAACCCTGACTTAGCAGAGCGAGGGGGCAAGCTAGTGAGAAGAAAGGAAAGAATGAATGATTGAAAAACTGGAACATGGTTTTATGACAACCAACGACAAGGGGGAGTTAATTGGTAAGTCAGATCCGAGTATTCGGGATGTTATTGAAAAGTTAAATGAAATAATTGATGTAGTTAATAAGAGCGAGGAGAATCATGAAAGATTATAGTATTGAACTAAGGATCAAGGAATTAGACAAAGAGCTAAGCGAATCTTTATTTGGTGCCTTACAAGAAGCGGTTACCGATGTTTGCGCACGTTATGAGGATAAGTTCACAGGAGAGCTAGTTAGGTTTGAAAAGAAATATGAGCGTAAAGGTAAGCTAGCTTCAATGCTACATCAAGTTCGAGAAACTTTTATCGTTAAATAACCTAAACGAAAGGAGTAAGTAATGGTTGAGTTCCTTGGTGGGTTTATTGCTTGTCTTGTAACTATCTTGTTGGTTTCTGTAACCGTACATTATCTTGAAGTTAATAAATGGGAATAACCCTGCTGGTGCCAGCGTAAGTCGGCTTTTTGCCCCCGCAGTAAGGAAGCCAGTAACATTTGAACTTGATAAACCAAAAGCGTAATGGCATGATGTGGTTATGGAAACGAAAAACCGAGATAAATGGAGCGAGAAACAGATTAAATATATTCAGTTTCTCGGCCGAGGTAAAAAAGGCAAGGATGGCACGTCTTTTACCAACGAACAGTTTGCTCGTGCCATAGGCGTAAATCCTGATACTTTATACACCTGGAAGAAGCTTTCAGGCTTTACCCAAGCCGTTTTTGATTATATCCTGACAGCCAACCTGGACTACCTACCAGACATTTTTGCAGCCCAGTTGATAGCCGCTGGTAAGAAAGGCAAAGGGGGAGACACCCAAGCATTTATGGCGATCATGCGGCAGTATGAGCTACTTAAATCAGATAAGATTGACCACACCACTAACGGCAAAGATATGCCAGCACCAATTCTAGGGGGAATAGCAAATGTACCAGCCAACGACGGCAGTACAGCGGTTACTACAGCTCAATAAGCGCATCAAGGGAGTTGCAGGAGGCACGTCAGCTTCTAAGACCATCTCTATTTTGCAGATCTTGATTGATAAGGCCCAATCAGATCCCACACCAAAGCTGACCTCAGTAACCAGTGAATCTATGCCTCACCTCAAGCGCGGGGCTATGCGTGATTTTAAGAATATTCTCCAAGAGCACAACTACTGGAATGAAACCCTGTGGAACGCCACTGACTTTATCTACACCTTTGAGACGGGTAGTAAGATAGAGTTTTTTAGTCTTGATATGCCCCACAAGGTCCGCGGTCCACGTCGTGACCGGCTATTTATCAACGAAGCTAACAACATTCCCAAAGAGACCTATGACCAGCTTGAAGTTCGTACCAATGAGGAGATCTGGCTAGACTGGAACCCAACCAATGAGTTCTGGTTCTATACTGACGTTAAAGACCTGCCCAATGTAGACTTCATAACCTTGACATACCGAGATAACGAGGGTCTTAGTAAGAGTATTGTTGAATCAATTGAATCTCGCAAAGGGAATAAGAACTGGTGGCGAGTGTACGGCGAGGGGCTACTTGGTGAAGTGGAGGGTAAGATCTACACTGGCTGGAAAATTGTTGATGAGATCCCCCACGAGGCCAGATTAGAGCGTTATGGCCTGGACTTTGGTTACTCCCAAGACCCCACAGCTCTTGTAGCTATTTATTACTACAACGGCGGTTATATTGTTGATGAGATCTTGTACCAGAAGGGGATGAGCAACAAACGAATTGCTGATGCTATCAACGACCTACCTAAGGCCCTCGTCATAGCTGATAGTGCTGAGCCCAAGAGTATTGATGAGCTGATGAGCTATGGTATTGCTGTCCTGCCAGCTCAGAAGGGGCCGGGGAGTGTTCATCAAGGTATTCAGTACGTCCAAGACCAAAGGGTGAGTATGACCAAGCGCAGTGTCAACCTGATTAAATGCTATAGAAACTACATGTGGAAAACAGATAAGGACGGCAATATTCTAGATATCCCCGATCACGCTTTCTCAGACCCACTGGATGCGACCCGTTATGGCTTTGAATCATTAAGACCGAAGGAGGATGATGTGCTAGTCGATGAAGAGTTATTTACACCGGAAGGATTTTTCTTATGAGCCACAAACATAATTACCATACAGGTTGGTTTAATTCCGAGCATGGCCGTAGGGTTAGCGAAACCCAGTTCTGTGATTGTGGAGCCAGGCAAGACGTACCATACATTAAACCCGAAGATCCTAAGAGCCCAACTATCATCATGGGGAATGGCTTCGGAAAGGGGCTAAGTAGATGAGCGATATATTCGACCTATTAGAGAAGCAATTAAATTCCCTACCATTCGGAACCTTAGGGATTACAGTCAAGCGCCATGACTCCCACAATGCCAGTCTTGATTTCCAGAAGATTACTAGCCACAAGGTAGATGGGAATGATAAAGCTCTAGCCATTGTGATTGCCCTACTCAAGAGCTTACAAGCCAACAAGGAGACCGGCTTTTTAACCTTCACCATCACTATGACAGAAGGTAATGCTACTAGAGTGCAGGTACAGGATACTCAAAGGATCGCGCTATAAGAACTCCACATAGCTCCACCAACAAAGGGAAACGAGTTAAGGTTATCCTTAGGTCTGGGGAGCGAATTGTTGATAAGTTTGTGGAAAACAAAGGACATGTTGTAGTTCTTGAAGAACATGGCCGAATCCCCGTCTCAGCAATCCGTAGCTTTGCCATCTATAAGCCGTTATAACCATTAGCTTGTTGACAATAAGATTCAAGTAATGCTTTAATTCAGAAAAGCCTACTTACACAACAAGCGGCTACCTTATGTGGAGGAGCTGTTTTAGTGTCAACTGGAGAAGAACTCGGTAAACAATATTCAGAGGCTTATGATTACTTGAGCCCGATACGTGCCACGTGGAAAGAAAAAGAACAGAGTTTACTTGCTCAAGCTAATGACTCAGTATCCGGTAAAATCACCTATGCCAAAGTCACTGATGCTGCCCTATCTACCCTAGCTTTTGAACGCCAGGCTAGAGTCGCAGCTCAACTACCAACTGGTAGGATAATTGCTGCTTCGATATCAGACGAGGCCAGCGCTAAGCTAGCTAACGTCACCTTAAACCGATACATCGTCCCTAATGCTGATAGCCAACACCCCTTCCTGATTAAACTTCGGTTATGGGGTGTTTACGCGTCAGTTTATGGTTCAATGCCAATGTTTTACGACTACCGTGTGGATGATCGCTATATCGGGCCAGAGTGTTGGTTAGTAGATCCCCGAAGCTTTGCCTTACAGCCAGGACATTCCAGTGTTCAAGACGCTGACTATGGTTTTATCTCAACTCTCGTATCTGATTCATTCTTGTCAGGTGTCGCTAAACGTAAGACTACGACCTGGGACCGAGCTGGTATTCGTGACATCCTAAGGCAAATTAAAGAGAATGACGGTAAGACCACAGCCCAAAAGACTAGCGACGCCGATAAAATGTCTGAGGTTGAGAAGCAGCGCTACGACCAAAGCAAGATTAATAACCAAATTGAGCTAATTACTAAGTATGAATCAGGTGATGACGGCCACTGGATTACCTTTGCACCTGATTTTGATAATAAAATCGTCCGCGATATCCCCAATCCTCACAAATCTGGGCGGATTCCGATTGTCATGCGCCACTGCTTCCCACTTCTTAACTCAATCTTTGGGTTAGGCGACTATGAACGGGGCATGCGTATCCAGAAAGCTAAGGATTCATTCACTAACCTAGCTCTAGAAGGTGCCAAGAACCGCGTATTCCCACCACTCAAGATCAACCAGTCACAAGTTACCATGTCCACTATCAAGAACCAGGCTAATGCTAGATGGTTAATGACCGATATGAACGCCGTTCAACCAGTCCAATATGGTCAACAAGCCTTGCAGGAGTACCAAGCTATCTGGGGTAGCCTACAATCCATGCTCATGAACCAGTTTGGTACGACTGATACCTCAGTTAACCAGGATAACAGCGGTAATCCAGCCTTTGGTAAGACCCCACAGGCTCTGCAACAACTCGAATCACGCCAAAATGCCCGCGATACCTGGGATATGTTCATGCACGAGCAAGCTACCCAAGAACTTATGGAAGGTTTGATTAACTTACTGACCGTCAAGATGGAAAAACCGATCAACTTCTCATTATTTGAGGAAGATATCAACCAAATCAAGGAAGAATACAAGGATAAGGGCTTAAAAGTCTTTAAGGGCGGCGAACAGGGTATTATGACCGCCACCAAACAGCAATTAGCTTCTAAAATGGGCTATACCTTCCTGATTGATGCCGGTTCCTCAGTATCTCAGAACGGTCAGGAGCAATTTAAGGCTTTATCTGAAACCTGGCAGATCACCCACTCTGATCCAAACATTATTCAAGCCATGCAACAAGGTGGTTATGAATATGATGTGGCTGAACACTTAAAAGGCATGTTTATTGCGGCTGGCGTTAATAACTGGGATAAAATCTTAAAGAAGATTCAAAACCAAGGCCAAGAACAGGGACAACAGCCTCAGCAACCGCAGATGGACCCAGCTATGCTCCAACAATTGATGCAGCAACAGCAACCTCAAGGTAAATCCCCTTCTGAAATGATTAATTACAAAGACGCACCGCCTGATATTAAGGCTCAGATGGAGCAACAAGCAGGATTACAACCTTCGGCTACTCACCAGACCGATATGCAGTCTCAGATGCAGGCTCATGCAGCTATTCAGGGTGCCCAAGCGACTACCTTGCAGCAACAAGCGCCGACTAATCCTCAAGTACCAGGTCAACCGGACTTTAATGACCCAGATATCGCGGCTGTAGCCCAACAACTAATGAGTGGAGTTAAATAATGGACGACCAAGCACTGACCCCCCAAGCCCCACAGCTAGACCCTCAAGAGGTTGAAGAACAAGCTATTGATGAGGCGATCGTTGAGAATAAGAAGTATGCCCAGGCCGTTGGGCATCCCGCCTGGGAGAAGGTGGAAGAAGATATCTTAGAAACCATCGAACGGATGAAGATTTTTCCGGACCCAAACTTGATTGCTGAGGAGTATAAGATTGATGCTTTGGGTAAAACAATGGTCAGAAATGAATTAACTAACCTCCTCGATAGGATACATAATGCCGTCGAATCAACCGAACGAAATCGAGGAGAGTAATGAACTCTCTATCTCGTTTGATGATCTACCCCAGCCTGAGCTTAGTGGGCATGCGTGGCGTCAACAGGGTACAGCCCTTATTTGCGAATCCTGTCCATTTAGCCATGCTTCGTTTATTCCACCAGAGTACCAACTTTATGGCATTAACGAGAAAGGGGAGCCAATGATCCGTCCTATCAAAGTTCAAGACTGATGACAAACATGAGTCTTGAACTCACAGCGTCGACCTGAGCTGATAACGTGGTCGTTAAATTTAAGGAGGTTTTTGTGGAGGAAGAAACTACACAAACTCCGGCGGAAAACACAACGGTAGAGACAGAAACTACCACCACTGCCCCGCCAGCAGAGGAAACCCAAACTGAGACAACACCGGAAACAGAAGGTGAGGCGACGGAGCAACAGCCCGAAGCTAGTGCCGATGAAACCGAAGGTGATGCCGAACGCAAGCCTAAGCGAGCTGAACGCAAGATCCGTCAGCTTAACGCTCAAGTAAACCAACTGCGGCAGGATAACCAACTGCTACAGGGCATGCAACAGCCGCCACAATTCCCTACATACCAACCTGGTGAAGAAATTGCACCAGAGCGATTGCAAGCGGATGTGGTACAGACTGCGCAAGCGATTGCTAACTTGACCGTCGAGCAACGCCTTGGACAAGAACGAGCTGCCCAGAATGTTGAACGGGATACGGAAGTATTACCTACTAAATATTCTGAGCTCGATCCCGACAGCTCAGATTTCTCCCCGGAGCTCGATAAAGCTATTACGGAAGAATTCCAGGAAAGGGCTTTCCGCGTAACTGGTTACCGCCAAGATGGGCAACCAATTATCGTGCTTGATCCGTCAGTTAGGTTAGCTGACATCGCCAAGCGCAGCGTGGAGATGGTTCGCGCCGTCGCGACTAAATCCTCAGCCAATATGAGAAACGCTCTAGCACAATCGGCTGACACCAATGCTATTAAGCCCCAAGCTGAAAGTAAGGTTGAGAAGCCATTCGAGGAGCTGTCCATTCAAGAGATGGAAGCTAAGCTCGGAACTGTTCGACGCTAATCTGATTGCGGCAGAGGTGAATATATAAACCTTAAATTGGAGATATTCCAATGACCGCACAAGTAACCGACGGCCTGACACAGGAAATGTCGACATACTACGAGAAGGTTTTCCTCGCTCGTGCTGAGTATGAGTACATTTTCAATCAGGGTGCTCAAATGCGGGTACAGCCAGCTAACGAAGGTAAGGTTGTGAGCTTTACGCGTCACACCCCTCTCGCTACGGCTACTACCGCCCTGACCGAAGGCACTAACCCTGCCGAGGTTGATCTGACGGCCTCTACTGTTTCAGCTACCCTAGCTGAGTACGGTAACACCGTTAAGATTTCTCGCTTCCTGTCCCTAACATCAATTGATGCTAACAACAAAGAGAAAATCGAAGTTGTTGGCCAGAACATGGGTGAAACTCTTGATGAGCTAACCCGAAACGAACTGTTTACAGGTGCAACTGCCCAGCTTGCTGGTGGTAAGTCTGCCCTAACCGACGTAGCTATTACTGATGTATTGTCAGTAGCTGAGCTGCGCAAAGCCGTTCGTACCTTGAAGAAGAATAAGGCCCGACGCTACCAAGATCGTATTGCTCCTTGGATGGGCAAACTCGGTCCTGACACTTCTTACGACCTAACCAGTGATTCTACCTTCCTGTCTGCCGATATCTACGATAACGCTGCTGTGAAACTCTACAACGGTGAGCTCGGTAAGATCCTCGGTGTTCGCTTGGTTGAATCTCCGAACCAGAAGGAAACAGCTAATGGTGGTGCTTCCAGCGCTGACATTATCTCGAACTTCATTCATGGTTCTGATGCCTTTGGTTGCATTGACTTGGTTGGCGATAAACCACAGCTCTACATCATCCCTCATACGCAGATTGACAGCGGCAACGCTGCTGGTCGGTTCTCGATGGTGTCATGGGCAGCTTCATACGTCTCTAAGACTTTGAATGCTAACTGGCTTATCAACATCAAGACTGGTGCCACTGGCCGAACCTAATCTGGTTTGACCGCCTGACCCTGGGGGTGCTCGCACCCCCACCGGTTGGGGTGGTAGAATAAGCATAAGTAAGAAAGGACCACCATGGACAACGAACAAATTAACGAAGAGAAACGACCAGTAGGCCGCCCACCTCTTCAAAAAGAAGCTGTCAAAGAAGCTCCTAAAGAATTAACGACTGACCAGAAAATAGTTAAGGCATATCAGGAGAGTAAAAACTCCATCCAAGATATTGCTAGAATTTTCAACGTCACAGTTAATCACGTACTAAACCTTATCGGTGAAGAAGAGATGTCGACCGTACCAATGGGTGGTGACTTAATTGATCAAGTCGAAGCAGGAGTTGGTGCCCAACTAAACCTTGGTAAGGAAGTTGAAGTACCTTTCACGACAAACTAATGAAGGCTTACTCCTATAAAGTCCCGAAACCTGTAAAGAAGCCTAAAAAGCCCAAGAAGAAGTAATGGAAAACCAGCTCTACGGCCGCCTTACTACCCTAAATAAGCTCAGAGCGGTTAGGGATGACGGTAGCAAACCAAAGCACGTTCGCCGCGGAGCTGACAAGAGTATGTATAAAATCATGGCTCAACTAAAAGACCGTAAGTTAATGGCTTTTAGAGAGCGTCTTATTAAAGCAACTATTGCAGGTGATAAGTATGAGGTTTGGAAGATTGAAAACCGAATGCGCGCCTACGAGAAACGCTACGAAGGAATCGAGATAAGTGAGTGAAGCATCCACATTCCGCGCCGCCTCCCCTGCCCCCGTTGCCGCCACACCTACGGCTGAGGCTGGAACTCAGTCAGTTGACCCGTCGGCGGTACATGACGACCACGAGGCCAGTTTATTTGCCACCTACGAGCTCGACCAGAAGAGGCCGTTTATGGCGGATTATTTCGAAGTGGCTACCATTTGGGACGAAGAACCCTCTTTAGCGCGTGATCTTCAAGAAATTGAAGGCTATGTGCGAGAGCAGGTTACAAACAAGAAAGTTGATAACTCTATCAAGGCTGCCAAGGAGTTTATTAAGGAATTAGAGCGCAAAGCAGGCCTAACTCGCTACGAATCGGCTCCCCAACGGATTGTTAAGATCTTAGCCTATATAGATTTCAAGAAAGTGGTGGATAGCTAATGGCAACGCCGCAACGATCTGTCCCAAAGGTTGGTCAGACAACCCAGGAGATGCAAAACCAGGGGTTTGATGAGAAATATAATGTTCCGGTTGCGGAGATGCTGGTTGAGAATGAAGCCCAAAACGCTTTACTGCGCTGGCCCGCGAATAGTAGTGGCGTTCCTAAAGTAGCGCTTGATCAGGATGTTACCTTAAATGCTGGCGATATTGAAATCGGGGCTGTTGAAATTAAAGACGGTGATACCGATACCCGCCTAGACGTTGAATCTGATGGGACTAAGAACGCTGCTTATGTTCAGATGAACAAGGCCTTACCACCAGGCACCAACCTCATCGGTGACGTAAAGGTATCAAGCCAAAGCCTTACCAAGAAAACAGTTACGGCTTCTAGTTCAGGGAACAACACCATACATACACCTGCTGCCGGCAGTAAGATCCGACTTTACTTTTTCGGCTATTCGGCTGGATCTAATGTTACTGGGGTAGTAACTAGCCTTAAATTTGCCTCAGGTGGTACGGTCTTTGATAGGCAATATCTCGTGGCACCAGGCCAACCCTATGCCAGAAATATTCAAGCTGGTAAACGATATGTGGACGGAGCTATAGATGAAGCCTTAATTCTTAACTTAGATGTTGCTGAAACAGTTTATTGTAACGTAGAACTGGAGGAAATCTAATGCACCATAGCCTAGTAGTTCATGAGGGCAGCGATGCGGTAGATACAGCGGGTGTAGTTATCGAGGTTGAGAAGAGGGCATATAGGGTGCTTCAGCCGTTGTTTAAGAACGGCAAACTATACGAAAAGAACTCTATTATCAAGCTAGATCCGCTTACTGGCGAGCGATTTGTGTCAAATGGCGACGTTCAGGAGGTGAAGAAATGAGCGATCCTAATATTATTGACCTTCGAGATATATCCAAAATATGGATGGTTAAAGGATTAGACATAGCCTACGTGAGTCAGAACTTGGTCGAGCTGTACGAGCAGAGGGGCTACAAAGTAACAACAACAATGATTAAGGAGATAGAATAATGAACCAAGTAATAGATAACCGTTCGAGTGTAAAGGCTAATGCTAAGGATTTAGGGGTCTTTCATTTTCAAGCAATTCTGCGTGACTCAAAAGGAAATATTAAAGAACAACGGGACGTATTTAACACCGTAACTACTGCTGGTAAGAACATGATTGCTGACCGTTTGCTTGCTTCCCCTACCTTGGGTGTTCCCACTCACATGGCTGTAGGGACTGGTACAGGTGGTACGACTTCGCTTAATACTGAAACTGACCGCAACGCCCTGACGTCTAAGACCCGTTCTAACGCCGTTGTAACAATGGTTGGTGATTGGGCTGCTGGGGATGCTACGGCTGCTCTAACCGAAGCTGGTGTGTTTGACGCTTCATCTAGTGGTAACATGCACCTATATACAACCTTTGCTGTAATCAATAAGGGTGCCACTGATACGCTCTCAATTTCTTGGACACTAACAATTAGCTAATTATGGGTCAAGTAGTCATTGTCTTTAACGCTAGTAACTCGTGGACGGCACCGGCTGGGGTGACGGCTGTTCAGTGTGAGTGTTGGGGTGGTGCTGGCGGCGGCGGCAATGGTAGTGCGGCTTTCAGGGGAGGAGGAGGCGGCGGCGGGGCTTACGCAAGGGGCAACGCCGTAGATACCACACCAGGAACCTTTACAATAAACGTAGGGGCTGGTGGTGGCCCTGTTGCTAACGGTGTTGGGTCAACGATGTTCCACGCAGCGGTGACAGACGTACTAGCTGTACGTGGCAATGCTGGAGCCACAGCGACCATTGGAGCTAACGGGGCTGGTGGTGCTGGTGGTGCTGGTGCAAGCGGGACAGGAGACGTTAAGGTCTCTGG